ATAGTAAACGTATCAACAATCACTGCTAAAACAAAAGGGGCGGCACTTAGCACTTCCCTCACCACAGACATTCTGGCTAATTCCGCATCGTCAGGAAAGGTGTTTAAGGTCAACACAATCCTTGTGAGCAATGTTGATGGAACAAACAGCGCAAGCGTAAGTATGTATTATAACGATGGGTCAACTAATCATTCTATTGGCACAACAATAGATGTACCAGCAGATAGCACTCTTGTTCTGACTGACAAGAACAGTGTTATTTACCTTGAAGAAAATACAGCTATCAAAGGTGGCGCATCTGCTTCAGGTGATTTAGTTGTCTTGATTTCTTATGAGGAGATTTCTTAATGCCAAGACTTATCAATGGCAGGTCATCTTATTCTGATGATCGTGGAACTATCCTTCAGGCCCAACACTCTGAAAGTTCTAGCGCGTACAATCTAACAGCACAACAAACATATGAAGCAATTGGTGCGAATCTAACACTTGTATCAAAGGGACGTAATAGTAAGTTTTTGTTGCTTGGTCACGCTCATATGTATGGTAATCAGACTGGTTCAAACAGGTTTAACATAGGTTTTAGTGTAACCATTGGCGGCTCAGAAACTAGGATACTTGGAACAGACGGAGGTTCTGGGGATTCATGGGCAAATGAACAAGATGGTGCTTCTGGGCAGAACGGTGATAGATGTTATATCACCACTATTACTGCAGCACCAGGAACTAGCATGACGTTTAAATTGTTAGCTGCAAGTTGGGATAATTCTGGCACTGGCGCAAGGTTTAATTACGCAGGTTATTCCTTTAAAAATATATTAGAAGTTTTGGAAATAGCAACTTAGGGAAGGCAAATATGAGCAACGCAAGAAACTTATCAGACATTGTAGGCGGCAACTTCAACATTCCTGTGGGCTCACTTGGCAATGCTCCTAACCCTATTGATGCTGGCACTATTGTTTCATGGGCAAAGGACAGCACACCAACAGGCTGGCTCCAATGTGATGGATCTGCTGTTTCTCGTTCAACATATGCTACTTTGTTTACTGCTATCGGCACAACCTACGGCACTGGTGACGGCTCATCAACATTCAATCTGCCTGACCTAAGAGGGCGTGTTGTTGCTGGAAAAGACAATATGGGCGGCAGTGCAGCTAGTCGGATTACATCTGCGGTTACTGTTGATGGAGCAACGCTTGGTACAACTGGCGGCTCACAAAGTCACACATTAACTGAAGCGCAACTTCCTTCACACTTTCATAGACCAGGTGGTTATTCTGGCAATACTACCTATAGATTTTTTTATGGCTTAAACACTACCTCATCTGGTTATGCTTACCCTGCGGTTGGCGGTTCTGGAACTTTTTTAAATACATTACTTGGAACACAGACAGACCCAGTCGGTAGTGGCAATACTCATAACAACATTCAACCTTTGTTGATTGCGTTGTATATAATCAAGACATAGGTGACTTATGGCAGTATGGAAAATTATACGAGAAACTAACAACAAAGGCACTATCTACAAAGATGGTGTTTCTTATGGGGATTTAGACATTAGCTGGCTACCTTCAACAATTAGGGTTGTGCAGGGGCAAAGCGATGGTTCTGCTTACTTGGAAAAGACAAACACAGAAACAGATTTTGTGGCTGATTTGTCAGCAGAAAGTTGGCACTCGAATGTGTCTGCAACATGGCAAGCTGCTGAAGATGCAGTGCAAAGTCCGCAACTATATGATGGGAGTGTGTGATGCCACACCTTTATGATCTTAACCCAAAGCTAAAAGGCAAGAAGCCTGAAGCAAAAACTAAACCTAAAGAAGAGCCACCTAAGAAGCGTGGGCGTCCAAAGAAAGTTAAGTAGATATGCTTGCGGAACTCGCGGCTGCGAACGCGGCATTCGCCATCATCAAGAAGGCTATAGCCAACACAGGTGATTTAGCAAAAGCAGGCAAAGCGATTTCCGATTTTGTTATTGCAAAAGAAGAACTCCAAAGGAAAGGCAATAGGAAAAAAAAGAAGGGCATACGATCATCAGACCTAGAAGAATTCATGGCGCTAGAAAAGATACGGGAACAAGAAGCAGAACTTAAACAGTTCATGATCTACGCAGGCAGACCTGGTTTGTGGGATGATTGGCAAAGATTCCAAGCCAACGCCAGAAAAGAACGAAGGGTACAAGAAGAACTAGCTGCACGCAGGCGCAAAGAAATCATGGAGTATGTTGGTTATGGTGCAGCAGGTTTGTTAATAGCTACCATGATAGCAGCGTTGTTAGCATGGATTGCTTGGTTGAAAGGGTGGTTTGAATGACAGACTTCTTTAACAAATATATGCGCTTCAATCTAACTGCACGAATAACCATGATTGCATCTGTGATCATGTCATGGCGATGTGCAGAATGGTTCATGGAATTAGAAGATCCAACAACTGCTCAATCCGCGTTTGTATCGGTGGTCATGGGAATCATGAGTGGCATTTATGGATTGTATCTTGGCAAGGAAGCCAAGATAGATAAGGGGGGTAAGTGATAAATTTATTAGGAAGTTTGGTTGGCCCAGTCACTGGGTTGCTAGACAAGTTCATCGAAGATAAAGATCAAAGGGCACGCCTTGCCCACGAAATTGCGACGATGGCAGAAAAGCAATCGCATGAACAAGTCATGGCACAGATCGAAGTATTGAAAGCTGATGCAAAGGGCAACTGGTTTCAATCAAGCTGGCGCCCGTTGATTGGATGGATATGCGGGCTGTCTCTTGGAATCAACTACATGGTATCGCCAATCATGGCAGGCTTTGGTATCACCATACCGCAGGCTGACATGTCTGTAATGATGCCTTTACTTTTCGGCATGCTTGGAATCGCAGGCATGCGGAGCTATGACAAGAAACAAAACACAGACACAAAGGAGGTGAAGTGAAATGCCACAAGGCCCAGGCACTTATGGTTCTAAGGTGGGTAGACCACCAAAGAAACCAATGATGAAAACTGCAGCAATGCGGAAAAAAATGAAAAAGAAATATGGTAAAAAGAAGGAGGTGTAAGTATGGCAAAACAACCTGGTTTGTATGCCAACATTCACGCGAAGCGTAAGCGAATTAAGGAAGGTAGTGGGGAAAAGATGCGCAAGCCCGGCGAAGCTGGTGCGCCTACTGCCAAGGCTTTTAGGCAGTCAGCAAAGACTAGCTTGCGTAACAAGATGAAAAAGAAGTACGGCAAGAAGCGACAGTACGCATGAAACATTTAGATGAAGTGCGCTTGATGACTGCCATCATTCGTGATGAAGGTGCGGTTATTGAAGATGGTTTGCATAAGATGTACAAGGATCATCTTGGTTACTGGACAATAGGTTATGGTAAACTTGTTGACCCAGAAGCAGGGGGTGGATTGACAGAACATGAAGCACAGTTCTTGTTGAAGAATACCTTGTCAGATATGTGGGATGAACTACAGTCGAGCCTGCCTTGGATAGTAGAAAAGCATGAAGAAGTACAAGAAGCATTGCTTAACATGTGTTACAATCTGGGGATCACAAGGCTACTAAAGTTCAAGAAGATGCTTGCTGCCATTGAAGCAGACAATCCAGATGAAGCGTATGCCCAAGCACTAGATAGCAAATGGGCACGCCAAGTTGGTCAGCGTGCCCAAAGGATTGCAGATATTTTTAAGGCAGAACTCTAAGACTTATCTAATAGTCCTGCATTAACCAAGTGTTCGCACATGTACTTGGCATAGTCTATAAAGACACCCTTGCCTTCAAAGGTGAAGGTGTCCTTGCCTTGTTGTAGTGCATCAACATAAGCATCCCTAAATGCTTCTGCCTTTTCTTTTGTAAAGGTAATCCCTTCTTCCATACTCATAGCAGTTCCAATCCCCTTGGCATGTGTGGGTTCTTTCTGATATGCCCACGCTGTTCTATTCTATCCAAGGTATCTTTGATTGTAGAAGATGCTGCCACCTTTGTAATGACCTGCCTTCCTTCTATCTTTCCATCTGCTATTTCCCTATGGCTTGGGAAGATTCCATACTCATTGTAGTATAGCTGCAAAAAACCAAGCACATCTTTCTGCCTTGGTGTGAGACCTGCCTTACTCATTGCCTGTCTCCTTTAGTTCTACACCAAGTTTTTTGTTTAGCTTTAACCTATGGTCAATAAGCTCATTGCCTTCTGGTGAAGATGACAATAGTCGTGCATTTGCATCTTCTAGTTCACGCAACTTAGTCATCTTAGATCTGGCATCAATGGTTGTTGCCTTCATGACAGAATCCATTAGTGCTTTGTATCTGTCAGAAAACTCTTGTGTTGTGCCATAAGATTCTGGTTCACACCTTGGAATGTTAAGTGTGTATGAACCTAAAGGCGATGCTTCTATTTCGCTCTGCCCTTGTTCAGTAGGTGACACCACTACTTCACCTTCACCTAACTGCTCTGCATCATTAGTGGGCGTTTCAGCTTCACCAATAGCTTCCAAAATTTCTTGGCTAGTTACTGCCCCATCACCTATGTTCACCACCTTGTCAACCTTTGTGTGGCTTTGGTTTTCTTCTGGGGGAATGTCATATGCTTCTTCTGTTGTGATCATTCCCTTCAATGCATCTGGAAAAGAATCACGCAAAGCAAATCCCCTAGCTCGCATCTGCAACATGCGGTTAGGGTAGCTTGTCCATGGCCCTTTCTTCTGCCACAGATTAGCTTGCTTTGCCATTGGAATAGAAAACTCACGCCTGGTTTCTTGCACATCACCATTGTCCAATAGTCTTTTGACAATGCAGATAGCTGTATCACCTTCAAACTTTTCTTCTATTCCAAGAAACTTTTTGTGGGACGAAACTAGTGCAAGGGCAGAATCACCCCAGACTGTTGCCCTTCCATTGATGACAGATATATTTTGCAAGGCTTGCATTGGAGCAAGACCTATTTCACTACCCCATTGCACAGCCACTACAATATTGTTTGGCTTGCCTTGGTAGTCATTGGGCACAAGACCAGACTTGGACATTGCATTTGCAAATTCCAAAAGTTCTGGCATTGATTTGGGATCTATGATTGCTGTTCCCATTAGTCCTTCCTTTCTTTTATTTTAAATGTCTGTGATTCCTGTGTTTCACCTGTGTCCACCATCTTCTTCTTTGGCTTAGTCACAAGTTCAGACACAATTTCGTAGGCTTCTGTCTTGCCATGTGTGATGCCCAGACTTTCCATCACACCTACGATTTCTGCTTGCACTTCCTTGCTTTGCTTTGACAAGGCATTGGCTTCTGCACGAAGCTGCACAAGGTTGTCACACAATGCATCCAGATCTTTGTTAGTTTTGTTAAGATGTTCTGTCAGATCTGCAAAGTCTGGTGATGATTCTTCTTCTAGGTCTGGATAGTTTTCACCTTGTTCTATCCGCACCCAGAACTCATCAACAATTTCCACAATTTTTTCTGCCAGTCCTTCATCATACATGACAGGATACATGTGCAACTTGCCATCTTGTGCAAGCACAGAAACTATTGTTTGTCGCAAGCCACTACATAACATCTGACCATTGCATTGTATGATCCAATCTGGTTTGCATACACCATTATGGTAGAAGTCTGTCTTGGTTTCATGGTTGATATCACCTTCTAATTCATAGGTAATGTCATCATGTGTAAAGGGTAGCACCCCACCTTCAATGCTAATCACATTATCTAGTGTTGCACCTAGCTTAACTTCCTTTAGTCTGAACGCATCTTGTGGTTCGAACTGTGTTAGCTTTGCAGTTGTTAGCTTTTGCAATTCATGCAATGCCCAATCTGCAATGCCATCTTGTAGGAAGTTACCCCTATCAAGTGCATGTTGATTCCTAATTCTTTCGATGGATTCCACACCTGCACTTGCTTTCCATTGCCTATCCCAGACTTGTTGCCTTGTCTGGAATGCTGTCTTTCTTAGGACTAGTGGTGGCAATTCAGAACACCCTAGTTCCCTTCCTGTAATGGTATGTTTAGCCATTCCATTTCCCTTCTATATAAGTTGTTGTTGTGTTTCTGTGGTAGCATACATCATCCAATGCACACCCAATCCACATGGATGCCCACAGAATAACCATGAAGATGATGCCCAGAAGGACACCACCTATAAGTTCTAGTATCTTGATAAGATCACCCCC